GTCACGGAGCCGACGACGATGCCAGCCGCGGTCCCGGACAGTGTGTAGACCAAGAACGGGACCGAGTTGTCATAGAGGCGCGGCAGCCCGAGGGACACGCCGTCGGCGGACACGCCGACACTTGTCTGCGGTGTGCCGAGGGCAGCGATCCGCCGGTAGGCGACCAGGTGGACGGCGCCCGCCGCGTAGGACGTGCCCAGGGTGACCGACTGGATCGACCGGACCCCGGTGTCCCCAGCGGCGAGCAGGAACGGGACGAACGTGCCCGCGACCGCGGTCGCCGGGAACGACGCCATCGTGGCCGTCCGCCCGGACGTGCCTGCCTGGTTGGTGTAGCTCATCGTGGTGTTGGTGACAGCGCCCGCGTTCGTGGTCGCCGTGCTGACCTCGATACCGACCATCACGCCATCACCCAAGGTGGCGCCGTTGCGGTCCCGCGACGGCCAGGTGACCGAGTTGACGGTCTGCGCGGTCGTGGTGGTCACCACGATCCCGGAGTTGTGCCACAACCGGTCGCACAGGATGACCGACCCAACGCTGGACGTCTGGGCGGCCTCGAAGCGGGCCAGGTGGATGTTCTTGCCGCCCACCGCGGCCGGGAACGGGATCTGCCCCGCGTAGCTGGTGAGCGCGGCGCCGGCCAGCCCCGGCGACGGCACCGTGGCCGCACCCGGGCGACCGGCAACGTAGAACGTCGAGTGCAGCCCACCGACTGCCTCGCCGGTGAACGACGACTTGACGATCTCCTCGGCAGGCAACATGCCCGCGATGAGCAGGTCCAGCGTCGTGATTGCCATCGGGCTACGCCCCCAACGCCTTCCAGTTCCAGGTGACCACCAGCGAGTCCGTCGCGGTCTTGTTGATCGCGGACCCGAACAGGGCACGGCTGGCCGTGTTCCCCGCGGTGCTGGTCGCGTTCGTGGCAGCGTCGTTGACGATGACCACCTCGGTGATCGCGCCGTTCGTGGCGACCCCGGCCGCCCACGTGCACCGGTAGACAGCGTTCACGCCCAGCCCGGCCCCGAGGTTCGCGGTCTGCGGGTACGTCGCATCGAACGTGACGTTCGACCCGGACAGGTAGGTCACCAGGGCACCACCGGCACCGGACTTGGCGGCAGCGGTCGCACCGGTGCCCAGCTTCATCCCGGTCATCGCGGTCGGCGCCGACGGGTTCGCCGGACTGATCCCGGTGATGATCTTCTGCGCGATGTACAGGTCACCGGCGTCGGTGATCAGGTTCTCGAACTGGACGACCCGGATCAGCTCGTCGTCCTGGTTGAACAGCTCGGCGACGCCGTAGCCCTTCAACACCAACTGGTCGAGCATCAGACCTCGTCCTCTCCCTCGATCACCCAACGGCCATCCACGAGAACGTGACCGCCCGCACGGACCGGCTCCACGACGTCGGCAACCGTTGCGGTGTCGACGATCTCGACCTTCTTCTCAGCCACGCTCGGCCGCCCTTCTGCTGGTTGGTGGCAGGGTGGGCGCCCGGACAGCCCATCGCGGGCGCCCACCCTGCGATCAGGGATCAGGTGACGGTCAGCCGGACAGCGGAGATGCCGGACGCACGGACCACGGCCACCGCGAAGTAGGCGAACAGGACCAGGTCGACGTTCGCCGGGCCCGCCACCTCCTCGTACCGGAAGGTCGAGACAGCCGACTCCCACGCCCACACGTCCTGCGCGTTCCACAGCAGGGTGTCCGCGTCACCGGCAGCGTTCCCGGTCATCGACCAGGCCGGCACACCCGGCAGGCCGTCCACGTCGAACGCCTGGTTCAGGGTGTCCACGTTCCCGACAGCGTTCATCGCGGCCAGGCGCGGCAGCAGCGGCCGGCCGCTGGTGTCCTTCGCCTTGGCGAGCTGGGTGGCAGCCTCCTGCGCCAGGGCCAGCCGGTTCGGGGCCGCGAACCGCCGGAACGGGTACGCCACCAACTGGTCGCGCAAGGTGTCGAGCAGGGCCACGCCCGCGGCGCCCGTCGAGCCGACCCCGGTCGCGGTCACCACGGCAGCACCCGACGGCACGAACCCGGAGGTGATGGTGCCACCCTGGCCGGTCGAACCGTTCAGCGCGGTGTAGACCTTGCCCTCGGTCTGCTGCGAGTACGACTCCCGCATCGCGGCCATCGCGATCGCGTCGATCGCCGGGTTCGAGGAGTCGATGATCTCGCGGGTGATCCGGAACCGGCCCGAGACAGCCCCCGGGGTCACGGTGACCGACCCGAGGGTCAGGGTGCCGTCCGCGGGGTTGGTGCCCTCGACGTGGTCGGCGGTGGCGCCGGACGCCGAACCGAACTTGGGGATCGTGAACGGCGTCGCGTCCGTCAGCGTGCCCTTGGAGAGCATGTCGAACAGCGGGCGGCCTTGGAAGAGCTGCGGCACGTACAGGTCGGGCCGGTACCCGGGCGGGATCACGTTCGCGCCCACGGTCCGGTTCACGGTCGCGAACTTGGCGATCTCGGCCTGCTGCGCGGCGAACTTCCGCAGACGGTCGGTGGCCTCCGGGTCACCGTTCGCCCGGGCGTTGAACGTGTCCCGCACGATGCTGTGCGGCGACCCCGGCTCGAAGTGGTACACGGGCGGCTCGGTCACGGTGAACCCCGTGGCGCGGCCGGCAGGCACCACCTCGCGGCCCTGCGGGGCGGCCAGGCGCTCCACGACCGACTCGAACGCGGTCGTGATGGCGTCACCGATGGACGCGGTGAACTCGGTCAGGTCAGGGGCGGTCGCGGTTGCGGTCCCGCCCTGGTCGATCTCGGGCACGGTGGCCCCCTTCTGGTCGGTGGTGCGGGACAGCGCGACGTCCGTCAACCGGGCGTCGTCGAATGCGGGCTCGGCGGTCAGGGTCGCCCTGACCAGCCGCGCCGCCGTGACGAGGGTTCCGCCCTCGTGCACGGGGTCAGGGATGGCGTCGGTGATGGCCACGACAGCCGACAGGCCGTCCAGTGCGCCGTCAGCGGCCAGCGCGAGCGCCTCGTCACCGGCCGGCGTCCGAGCGACCTTGAACGCCGCGGACACGCCGTGCTCGGACGAGCTGACCTTCGTGGCCGACCCGAGCAGCTCACGCAGGTCATGCTCACGGTCGAGCTTGACCCGGGACACCGCGGCCTTCTGCCACGACACGGACCCCGGCGAGAACCGGATCTGCCGGCCGTCCGTGGTCTGCACGTTGTACGGCAGCAGCATCCCGGACACGGTCCGCTTCTCCGGGTCGGCGCGGAACTCCTCGACGTCGGACGGCGCGAACGACAACGTGACCGTCTCGCCCTCGGCGGTGAACTGGCCGAGGACCCCTTGCCTGGTCGACTGCATCGGCTGCGGCTCCTGTTCGGTGACGGCAGGCGCCGGCGGGGCCTGCGGCTTCGGCTTCTGCGCCGCGGTGAGTGCTGGCTTGTCCTCCAACTCGCGGATCTCGGACTCGCCCAGCGCGCCGACCCGCAAGCCCACCTCATAGGCCGCGTACCGGGACGCCGTGTCGGTGCGCAGGAACGCATCCCACGCCGTCCGGGCGTAGTAGCCGCGTGGGGTCACGTCACCCATCGACAGGCGTTCCTCGACGGCGGTCGAGTAGTGGTTCAACGTCTGCGCCCGGAACTTCTGCTGGTCCAGCTCCAGGTTCGAGTAGCTGCGCGACGTGGTGGAGACGCCCAACTCCTCCGGGTCGATCCCGGCCGCCCGGGCGATCTCGAGGACCGCGTGCTGGCGGGCGTCGGCGAGCTGCAACTGCTCCGGCGACCACTGCACGGTCGTGTACGTGACCGACGCTGGGATGTAGGCCGTGGCCCGGGTGTTCCGGGCCTGCCCCCAGTCATCGAGCAACTCCTGCACGGTGTCGTCGTCGGCCGGGTCGGCACCTTCACGCGGCTCGAAGTAGCCCGACGGCATCGGCTCCGCCGCATACCTCGCGGCGGCCTGGTCGAGCAGCAGACACGTCCGGATCGCCCGAGCCGCCACCGTCAACAAGCCCGGGTGCGGGCTGTCGAACCGGATCAAGATCTTGTCGGCGTCGGGCTCCAAGCGCCCATCAACCGTGATCTGCCCCGTCGGCAGGACCGCTACCCGGGACGGTTCGAGTCGCTCCACCCGCTCCGGGTAGGTCGTCCATGCGAACTTCGTGATCCGCCACCAGGAGATGCCCTCCAGGAGCAGATCCTCATACAACGACGCCATCGTGACCGACCTGGGCGCGGCGGCCTCGGGCTGGTCGAGCAGGTTCGACGGGACCACGGCACGGTCAGGGCCGTGCAGGTGCACCGGCAACGCGCCGAGAGTGCCAGCGATCAGGTTCCGGGCCCGGAGCACCGCCGGGACGGACAGCGCGTCAGCGCGGGACACCTTGCCGACCCCGGACACCGACGACCACATGCCCGACAGCTCGGGCGGCACGGTCACGGTGAACGCTGCACGCGACGCCGCGGGTTCGTCGGTGGCCACGAGGTCGGCCTGGGCGGCGAGGGCAGCCTGAACCGCTGGACGACTCCACGGCCACAACCTCACGACCCGAAGTATCGCATACCCCATAGGGGTAGGGGGTATTAGACCCGCGACACCAGAATCCGGGGCCTGCCAGGGCCCGGCCGCGTCGACCGCGCCAAATGCACCGCCCCCGCCACCGCGTACACGGCATCGCAGGTGCCCGACCCGCGCCGGGAGAACACCCACCGGTCACCCGTCCGCAGAGCTGACGCGCCGTCCACCTGCGCATCGAGCAACGGGTCACCGGGATGCAACACCTCCCCCGCCTTGACGAGGTCAGCGAACCCCATGCACGCGGCGCTCGTGTCCCCCTTGATCTCCTCGACCTTGACACCCTTCGGTGGCCAACCGAGGGCCGTCGACCGGGCCCGGAGATCAGCCGCCAGCGCGGCAGCAGGGCCACCCGGGAACCACCCGAACACCAACGGGTTCACCCGCGCCACGAGGGCCGGCAGCTCGCGGCGAGCGGACGCCGTTGCGTCGAGGCCATCCCACGCCTTCACGATCTCCACCCGGTACGCCTCGCCCGTGAACGCGGCCACGGCGAGGGTCGCGTGCCCACCGTCCGGGGACACGTCGAACACGCACGCCAGCCGGTCCCGCAAGTCGTCCATCGGCGCCGGTTGCCTGCCGGCCGCCCACGCGGTCAAGTCGATGGCGCTCGCCAGCGTCGCGACCTTCTCGCAGCGCACCTCCGTCCGGAACCCGGCCTCGGCCTCCAGGTCGCCCGACGCGATGATCCGCCGCGCCGTCCCCAGCAGCGTGTCCCAGTCAATCCGGCGGCCCGCGTTCGGGTTCGCCTGCGCCAGGCCCTCCACGTCATCGATCGGCTTGCCCGGCTCGGCCGAGTACTCGAACAGCCCGGTCCGCTCGTCACCCTGCCCCGTGTCCAGGAACGCCAACGCGCCATCACGCAACGAGTCCAGGACAACGGCCCGGTGATCGCCCTGATTGCTGATGCACCAGACCTGCGCGTTCGGCCGGGCGTTCGTCGCCGGGACAGCAGCGTTCCACGCATCCCAGGACCGTTGCTCGCGCAGCTCGTCCTGCACCAACCGGTCGATGCTCAACGACCGGCCACCGCGGGCGTTGCTCGCAGCGATCTCATACCGGCACCCCTCGGCCGTCGTGAGCCGTTGCTCACCGTTGACCCGGCGGACACCCTTCACGCCCGGGGGCATCAGCTTGTGGAGCGGCAGCAGCTTGTCGGTGGCGAGTGCTACGGCCTTCTCCCACGGCTCCTGCGCGTACCGGATGTTCGTTGACGTGCCAAGCACGAGCGGCCACGCCTCGACGAACAACCAGAACAGGGTCAGCACGGTCAGCAGCCACGACTTGCCGTTCTGGCGGCCAACGATCACCAGCAGCACCCGGAACCGTGGCCGGCCGTCCGGGAGCAACTCCCCACCATGGATCGCCACCCACCGCTCCCACGGATCGAGCGGCAACCGGAGCACGCTCGCGGCGAAGTCCGCGACAGCGAACCCGTAGGACGTGGACGGCGACAGCGCACACCCGCACCCGCACGGCCCCGGCGGCCCGGTGACGAGCGGCGGCGTGAACAGCCGCGGCGTCGTCCTACCGAGAGGCAGACCGTTCGGCCCGGAGTCGGGCGAGGTCGTCAAGGCCAGGCGTGCCGCCATCCGTGCCCCCCTTCGCCAGAGACGCACGGGCCGCCGGCGTCAACCCCAGAGCAGCCAGGACAGCCAGATAGTGACTCCCGATCCGCTGGAGCGCCGTAGCGTCCGCGTCGATCATCGACGCGTACCCCAGGGCGAGCCGCTTCGCCGCGTCATCCACCGTCTCCAGGTCCAACGCAGCCAACGCCCCCGCAAGCGCCTCGGTGTGCGATGGCACCGATTGGCGGCGACGTGGCGGCATCCTGACCTCCTAGGCCACCGATGGTAACCGCATACCCCCCCAGGGTACCCAGGGGAGAGA